CTTTTTGTGTCTTTACAGCATTGATAGCTACGTCAATGTCATCTACACCTAGTTTTTTATACATTGAACCCCTTTCTTTGGCTAATCGTCTTTCAACAATATTATTAACCTCGTCTTGAGTAAATGTTTGTGCCTGTGGTGTTTCTTGCACCTGTGGTACTTCTTCTTTTGTTTCAGTAGTTTGTTCTACTTGATTTTCTTCTACCATTTGTATCTCCTTAGTTGGATATGCTTATTTGTATCATAATTATTAATATTAGTCATCATCTTCTGGTTCTAACCAATTATAATGACCTTCTTTTTCTGCTATTTCATGTAATCTTTGAAACATAATTTCATCAAAACTAGCATAGTATAAATTATCTTCTGGTTTTAAATCTCTACCAATTTTTCTAAATTTCTGATAATCTTTTAATGTTAGGTTTTGTTTTTCTACTATTTCACCCGCTTCTGCTATGATTTCTCTCATTTTAAAACCTCATTTTCTAAAAATTCTATAAATTTTGGGTCAACTAATTCTTCCCTTCCCATATGATACAAACTAAAATTTTCTGCAAACCATTCTTTTGAGTTTGAATTAGAATATCTAGTAGCACCACCACTTATTCTTTTGCCTAACATTGCTTTTTCAATAGGTGGTAAATTAAAATTTTCAAAAGTTTTATTTTTCATTTGATGTACTTGGTGTCCAAATTCGTGATATAGTACATTTCTAAATCTATCCATTTCTTCTTCAAAATAATAAAAAGCATTGTGAGGTCTTACCCATGAATCGGGTTTGGTTTTCTTTTCTAATTTAATTAATCTTGAAGGGTCTAAAATATTTGAAAATTCATCTGCTAAACTTTGTTCATTTTTATAAGCACCTTTGCCAAACAAAGCATTTCTAAAACTTCTTTCTGTATTTGCATCAACATTCTTTCGATTAAAATATTTAGGATTTATGTATAGATTACCATCACCCATTCTCATTAATGCTCTGCCTTTAGATGAAACAGTTATAGACCTTAGTTTTGGTACATTATATAAATTAGCTAAATCGTCTAATTCTTGCATAATTGCATCTAATTGACTTGCTATTTCATCATCAAGTTTTTGAACTCCAGTAACCTTGCCAATATTACTATCTCTATATCTTGATTTCGATAAATATCTTTCATCTTTAGCATTTTTAGTAATTTGTTTTTGTAGCCTATCTGCAACAATAGAACTTGATATTACATCAACTTCACTTTCTTTAACTGGATTATTTAATGTTGACCTTCTACCCTTTTTTATTGTTGGTGGTGGTGCTTCCTCAACTACTGGTTCTTCTGGCACTTCATCTACTGTTTCCTCGCCCCATGCGGGGTCTGTAGGTATCCAAGTATGTCTGCACCTATAACCACCCCTTACTATAAATGGGTCACCTGTAGACTTTCCTTGCCATGATCTATTGTTCCACATATCCCTTATTTGTTCTTCTGTAAGTGTCTTATTCAACATATCAATACAAAATGGTCTACTATCTCGAACTAATGTGCCTGTATATGTGAAATGTGTTAATCCCGCTTCTTTTGCTTTTGCTACTGTAAACTGACCATGAAACTGCATTACTGAATCATGTGCTATTTGACTTGCATAACGTCTAAGGTTGTTTCCCGCCCTATCACTCGCATACTGGGTATGTAATTTTCTTACAGCATCTTCTACTTGTGCTTTTTTAGTGCTGTCAAATTTATTCTCGTTAATAAAATCAACTAATTCATTTATCTCACGAGTATTTGACGTTTTATAAACACCATTTATATGAGATTTGATATTGCTTACCATATCTTCAAATGGTCTACCCGCTATTGTACTTTGGTATATTTCATCATTAATTACTTTAGAAAATCTTTCTGCAATATCTTCAAAACCGCTAAACGATTGTGTTTTAAGAGCATTGATTGTCTGCAAATCTACTTCTGTAAGGCTTTTAAACTTCTTAGGAATAGGCATTTCGCCAAAAGTGTCTAATACCTCTTTGGCTATCTTATTGTACTCCTCATTAATGATTATATCGGCTTCATTAAGGTAATTATCAGCTACTAACTTTCTGATTTGTGGCTGTAGTTGTATTGCTAGTCTTTGTGATACAAGCTGACCTTTTGTTGCTCTTGTTACTTCTTTTACAACATCTTCTTCTAGCTTGTATAAAACATTGATTATACGTTCTTCATGCTGATCTGCTAATTTTTCTAAAATTCTGGACATTACAATGGGAAATCTTTTTTCCATGCTTTTATTGACCAGAAAGCGGGTGATAAAGACTTTTGCCCTTTTACTTCTTTAAGAACACCACCCATTCTAGCTAAAAATGATCTTTGTCTAGCGGGTATGCTTTTCTTGATAGACATACCTCTAGCACCAAAAGTTACTTTATTTATTTTACCTGTAGCTTTGTTTTTGACGTAAACACCAAACTTTTTTCTTTTAGATTCTGCTGTAGATAGCCTAAAAGGTTTGTTTAACTTTACTTCTTTTCCTCTGTATTTAGCCATTGCCTATCATCTAATCTTTCGTTTGTTATCATTCCACAAGCTATACATTTATAAACATCTTTCAACTCGGTTTTTTTCAATGCAACTTTGCACCTAATACAAAATTTAATTTTTTCTTTGTCCATATAATCATTTCTTTTTTCTGTTTCTCTTTTGTGCAGTTCGGATTATTTCTTTGTCAAATGTTGCCCTTGCACCTAATTTAATTAGTTTGTTTACTCTAGCCATTGCCCATGCTGACATAGGGATTCTAGGTCTTGAACCCGCAGATAAAAATGCACCTTGACCTTTACGATAACTACGCTTTAAATCTGTTATATTAAATAATTTAGATTTTTTAGCTTTTGCTTTTAGTGTTGCAACTGTTTTTGCTGATAATGGTTTTCTTCTAACTGCCACTATGTCCTATTCCTTCTTTTCAATAATGATAAAGGTATTCTAGCACCCGCTTTATATAACTTGCTTATTTGTTTCAATAAGTTTGCCCTAGCACTTCTTTCAGAACCTTTTAACCCAGATAAATATTTTTTAGGTATTTTGGTTTTTTTATCTTTTGGAACTTTACGTTTCTTCGCCAACTGTTTGACCTTCTATTTCTGTTGTTTGAAATTGTCCTCTAACTGTTCTGGTATTGTCAATTTCTTCATTTATAGATTTAATCATTTCTGAATCATCTATTACAGCTTGTGCTATTTGTTTATCTAATTCTTTGTTAAATGTTTCTGATTTTATGCCACTAGCTTTTGCCATTTGTAGATATTGTAAATCATTCGCCCAATCTCTTATGTCAAATGTATCTGGATAATTAATTGAACCATCAAACTGCTTATCTTGCCACATAGCAAACAAACCCCAAATCTGTTCTTCTGCATTTTCAAGATAATCTGCTTTTTCTGACAATCTAGCATTTAATAATTGAAATTCTGTTTGTAAAGCAATCCCACTAGCTATCTGTGTACCTGTTGCCCTTACTGAACCCATATGTGTAATCCTATCAATAGCATCAACTTTGTTTTGTATACATTTCATTATTCCATCAAGGTTTTGACCGCTTGGTTGTATTATATAAGGCTTTAAACTTGCTTCTAAATCTTCTGGTATTTCAATGATTGCACCCGCACCCGCACTAGCTTCAACATTAGGGGTTTTTACTAAACTTGGGTGGTTCGCTAATCTGATTAACTGCTCTTTTTCAGAGTAATCATTGTATATAGATTGCTGTAAATAAGCTACGTCTGCTAAATCACTTATACCTATAGGTCGCTTTGCACCTCTAAGATTATAAACATTTACTGCGGGTATCTTGCCTATTGGATTAGGTATTTCTTCTAATAACCTTGCATCACCTTCTTTGTATTCTTCTTGATAATCTTCTACCTCATAAGTGCTAATTGTTTCTTCTGTAAATACTTTTATAATTGCTCTTTCGGTGTTTATATCCTCAACAACCATCAACATATCTAAATAAAATCTACCACTTGCAGAACGTCTATAGTTCCA